GTTACCCTGAGGAGCAAGATTTACCCGCATATTTAGCGGGGTTCCGGCGTAGCCGGGGGAGCCTAAAAACTCCTAATTAACAAGGAGGATGTCTATGCGACACCGCACGTTCGACAAGCGTTCCCTGACATGCACCGGAGTCTATACTGTAAGTAGAGACAAATCCGGTACCACTCGGTATACTACATGGCGTTCAACGCCACGGTACCGAGGCTTCATGAAAGTTATGGATGACGTTGTCACACCAAACTTTCAGGCTGTCAGGGAGGAAATGTACGAGGGGAGAAAGGTTATTCTCAACCCCGTAACGCTTAATGTTTCGAACCGTACAGGTGGCGGCTATGCCAAGCACATATTCCAGAATCGTAATGGAACTGTGACTCATGAGGCAGATACCGCAGCAGAGATGGAGGCAGGGTCATTTGGTACAATAAATAATGTACCTGGTCTCGCCCCAAGACTCACTACTAGTGAGCTTGAAAGGATGAGATCTGTGGCAATTGTCAGGGCTTACGCCAAGGCAAAATCCATGGGGACCCTAATGGGTGAAAACCTAGTTGAACTAGGCCAAACAATCCATACCCTCCGACATCCGTTCAACGGTGCTGTAAAGTTGGCTCGGAAAATGATCAAATTCCGTAACCACCTGCACATGTTGAACAAAGTGCGTACAGCTAAGACGTTTACGAAAGCCAGTGCGGATGCATGGCTTGAGTATCGTTACGGCTGGAAGCCGCTTCTTCTAGACTGTGATGAAATTATCACTGCTGCCGTCGAACGACGGGAGCGTTGTCTAGAGAAGATCCTTGTTTCCCGGGCATCTGGAGGGAAGGTGACTTATGAACAGACTAAGCACCGCTCCATGCCCAATCAATCAGCTTACGGGTCCTTCGGGACTTCGACGGCTGAGTGGAACTGTCGCCTACAAGAAGAGGCGACTGTAACCGCAGGGGTAATGTTCCGCAGAAAACCGCGGACCACCTCCCAGATGTTGTTAGCGACACTAGGCCTTCGGCCTCGTGATCTCAATGCAACAGCTTGGGAGCTTCTCCCTTACAGCTTTGTGGTGGATTGGTTTACGAACGTAGGTGAGTGGATTCAGGCTGTAACGCCTGACCCTAACTTAGTTCTCATCGGCAACTGGGTGACTACATGTACGAATACGATCTTGTCGCAGTCGGACGGAAAGTTGACGATGTACACCTTTGGTGCTCCGATGTGGCCAGACCTTCAGGTGCCTCAGTCGGCAACTCAGACTAAGGTTTACCAACGGCTGGTTAACTATCCACTACCAAGCACACCTGTGTGGACCAAGAAACCTTTGTCCATGCTCCACATCACGGATGCTGCGGCCTTGTCTTGCGGTAGGATAACACGCCTACTCAGTTCAATGGTCCACTAGCGATCCGCACCTCTTAAGGAGGCAACAAATGGGACTTAGAACAATGTCCTTGCTGCAAGGCGCAACGAGTGTTGCGGCCTCGGGCGGTTCTGCTCTCGTCTTTGCAGACGATGGGCAGACGATCACTAATGGTGTGCATCTGGTTATTCCGAGTGATTCGGATTACCAGACGAGGAGACAGGCTACGGTTAAATACCGTCCCCCAACCCTCACTGCGTCCACCGGCGTCTACAGTAAAGACAAGAAATCTGTGAGTTATACTATCCCACAGGTTCTGTCGTCCGGACAAGTTGTATTCAATACTATCCGGGTAGAACGCGAAGTGCATCCTAGTTGTACCCCAGCAAATGCAACCGAGTTAAATCGAATCGGTGCACAGTTGCTGACGGACTCCGACACGGATGCCTTCTGGTCGGCTGGTTCACTTTCGTGACCAGTTCCTATATCTCTCTAAACCCATAGGAGATGAACGATGTCAAAATCCCGGGCTCGCAAGAGCACCAAGCCGAGTGAAACATTCTCGGCAGATGAGCTGATGCGCGATGTCGCTGACGCTTTGGCCAGAGACTTTCATGAAGCTACCGGCACACAGGAGTTCGCTGCGTTCCTCAAGACAAAAGAGAGGAGTGCGGCGGACTTTGTCCCTGTGTTAAGGGAAGCAAGTCCTGCTGTAGATTTCATAGATGATGACGCTCATCATTTTAAGATGGCGTATCAGATGGCGAATCTACTTAAGAGATACAGGTTCCGTAAGGACCTGTTTTCGGATGATGAGCTAGAGGCTGCAGCAATTGCAGGTTTTCTCGACACTCAAGTCCGGCTTCAGTCGTTAGATCTCGACAACGTAGAACCACACGTTGATTGGATCCTTGACACGGCTGCTGAGTACATCGCCAAAGTGTTGGGCGAGTACGACGGTGTAGAACACCGATCTCGGTGCAGGTTTGGAAGTAAGGCTTCGGTAGGTGTACCTGCTCGCGCCGCTTGTGAAGCAGCACGATGGGAATTACCCATTACCGGATCCTCCCAGCAGATTTCATGGTTTGACGAAGAAATTCGTCATGCTGAACCCTGTAGAAAGTATATACAGGATCAGATCGACAGTGACCCTTCGAGGTCCGCGTACCGTGAGATCAGCGCTTTGGCTCTGACGCTAGTCCCAAAGACGTACAAATCGTTGCGGTCAATAATGCCCAACACGACCATCGGCTCTTATATGAGCTATGGGTTGGGAGAAATGATCCGCATACGACTGAAGAGGTATGGCTACGATATTCGCTCCTTACAGGAGCGGCACAAATATCTTGCCATGAAGGCCTCCGTGACACAAGATCTCGTCACGGCTGACCTTTCCAGTGCATCAGATTCAATTACTGGTGCATTGGTTCAACGACTCTTTCCTGCTGACTGGTTCAGAATCTTGGAGCAGTCCCGCATAGGAGTTGTAGTGTTACCTGACGGCCGTGAAGTGCAGAGTTTGACATACTGCACTATGGGTGTCGGATACACGTTCCCTCTTCAGACGTTAGTCTTCCTGTCGCTGCTTAAGGCAACTGAACAGTTCCTGTTTGGTAAACGGAACCGTCGGACCATTTCCGTATATGGCGACGACCTCATATATTCGAGGCGTATGCATAACACGGTGGTAAGTGTCTTTTCAGCAGTTGGCTTCATCGTGAACTTAAGTAAAACACACGTTGAAGACCACTTCAGGGAGTCCTGTGGGGGAGATTTCCTCCGCGGGGTGGACGTACGGCCGTTCCAACCACAGAACGGTCCGGCGAATTTAGGCAAACGTGCCTACGAAGCCATGCTCTACAAATATACCAACGGCTTGCTTAGACGTTGGACAGAGCATGAGATCTCCGGAACTTTACGTCTCCTTATGCATCGCTTACAAAAGATTGTGCACGGTGTGAAGATCGTGCCACCTGAGTTTGGCGATGATGGAGGTGTAAAAATTCCGTACCCCTTCGTGCCCGACTTTCTGTCGGGAGTACGTATTGTACGTCCAGAGAGCTTAG